GATGGACCCCAAGGTAAACAGAATAACCTATGAGGAGGTTATAAATGGAGGAGATGATGCAACATCTACAAGACCTTTATCAGAAGAAAAGAGGTCTGGATCTCAAATGGGAGCAGGAACATCTCAAGGAGGGTAGATATACCCTTAATATGGTTAAGATTGACAGACAAGTCAAAGAAGTTCTTACCGATATTAAAATGGCAGAGGCACAAAAAGAGCATCTGCAAAATAAAATTGAGGAAGCAGCTCCACAAGTTTCAGTAGCAACTTAATAAAAAGCTACATCGTTGGAAAAACAATCCGCATTACAGGCTCTCTTGCGCTCTACTTAAAACTGTTGTATAGAAATTATACTATACAAATTAAAATAAATTAAATGTAGACGCGTATAGTCGACATCCCTAGGGACTACATTTAAAATATCTAGGAGGATATTAATATGGCAAATACAACTTTTAGTGGTCCAGTCAGATCAGAGGGCGGCTTTAACGTAATTAATAAAGCAGCTTCTACTGGCGCGATTACAGAAACTGGTTTTTCAGTTAACTCAACTGGACAACTAGTATCAATGGGAACTAGAAAGATTCAATCTTTTGCTGGTACATTGGCATCAACAAACGCAGCATCAACTGCATATGGCGATGGCGACGTGCTTGTAGAGCTTGGTGCATTAAATACAGACGCACCAGATGGATTAGTAACACCCACTAAGTTTTTTATTCACAGAGCATTGATTGGTATTACAACTGCGGCGGGAGAAACTCTTGCTGGTGGTTTATCATTAAGTGCAACATCTGGAACAGCAACTAACACTGCAGTTGCCTCTGGAACTGAAATTGTTGGTGCTGGTGTAACATCTTTTAACGAACAGTTAAGTGCTACACAATCAATCACAGAAATTGATATAAACTTTAACAATAGTGCTGGTAACTACCACATCTTTGTTCCGAACATTACAGCGGCGATTGCTAGTAAAAACTTATATGCTTTTGCTACTACAGCAGTAAACGCTGATATAACGGCTGGAAGATTTACAGTAGAATTAGAATACTCAGTATTTTAAAAATTAATGTGAGGGCTTCGGCCCTCACAGTTTCTTAATTAAGGAGGGAAACATGGCAGATACAGTAACAGGACCAACTATCTTACAACAAAACGATAAGAGAGTTGTCATTAAAATAGTAAACCAATCAGACGGAACAGGTAGCACCACAGTTTTTGGAGATGTCTCTGCGTTAGACGCTAGAGAAGATGGAACTGCAGTAGCTCATTTAGGACTACTTAGAGTTTGGTATTCATGTCAAGGTGGCGATGGAGGGGACTCTTTTGCAAGACTAGATGAAGAAGACTCTGATGGAGATATTCCTATTATTGGATTAACAGGTGCAGGATATTGGGACTTTAGAGAATTTGGTGGAATACCAGCAGACAAATCTAGTAACAGTAATCAGAGTGATGTTAACTTTGTCGTACCAGGTGCCGCTGATTCTGGTAACATGTATACGGTTATAGCAGAATTTCAAAAAATTTATTAGGAGTAACGAATGGCCAATACAACTTCCGGCACAGTTACTTTTGACAAAGGCTTTGCAGTTGATGATATTATTGCAGAGGCATATGAAAGAATTGGTTCTCAAGTAACTTCTGGATATCAATTAAGATCAGCAAGAAGATCTCTCAACATTCTTTTTCAAGAATGGGGCAATAGAGGTTTGCATTATTGGGAAGTGGGAGATACTAATATTGATCTTATTGAAGGCCAAGTAGAATACACTTTTTTTAGATCTACCGATGATGGCACATCTTCAGTGACTGTCGGTGGTACAAGTGGGTCAAACACTTATGGTGTTGCGGATGTATTGGAGGCAACTTTTAGACAGAATAGAACTCAAACTACTCAATCAGACTCAGCGATGACAAAGATTGACAGATCTACATATTCTAGTTTGTCAGGAAAATTATCTAAAGGAACTCCCTCTCAATACTTTGTTCAACGATTTATAGATAAAACAACTGTCACAGTATATCCCGCACCAGACTCTACAGCTGCATCAAAAGACATGCACATCTTTTTTGTAAAAAGAATACAAGATGCGGACTCGACTTATACTGATGCAACAGATGTACCCTATAGATTTGTACCATGTATGGTTTCTGGTTTAGCTTTTTATTTAGCACAAAAATATGCACCAGATAGAATACAAGCTATGAAACTATATTATGAAGATGAGTTAGCTAGAGCTTTAGCTGAAGATGGATCTTCATCTAGCACAATAATAACACCTAAAACTTATTACCCAGGAGCATAATGGCGTTTGCAAGAGGAAAAAAATCAAAAGCAATATCTGATAGATCAGGCATGGCGTTTCCGTATGAAGAAATGGTAAAAGAATGGAATGGTCATTTTGTTCATAAATCAGAATATGAAGAAAAGCATCCGCAGTTAGAGTTAAGATCTAGGTCTGGAGATGTACAGGGGTTAAGAGATGTTAGACCAGATAGAACTGAAAATGAGGTTGCAGCTATGTTAGGTAATAATCCTTTTTCGATTACTGCAAGTTCGCAAACAGTTACAGTTACAGAGATAAATCATGGAAGAACGTCAGGTGATACTGTGAGATTTAGAAATGTTCAAGGTAGTCCAGGTGGAGTTTCTTTTTCTACCTATGAAAACTCTTCAGGATTTAGTATAACAGTTACAACAACAGATAAATACACTTTTAGTTTGGGAGCAACTCCAAGTGTAACAGAAAAAGGAGGAGGACCAACTGTGTCTGCAGGACCAGTTAGTCTATCAGCATAATGGCAGGATTAAGTGCATCAGGATTAAAAACACAGATAAGAAGCTACACAGAAGTTAGTTCAACAGTGCTGTCAGATAGTGTTTTAGAAAATATAATATTAAATGCGCAATATAGAATTTTTAGAGATGTTCCTATTGATGCTGATAGAAAAACAGCTACAGGTAATTTTACATCTGGAACAGGCACTGTAACCGTGCCAGCGGGAGCTGTATTTGTTAGAGCAGTGCAGGTTTATACTGCAACTGGATCTACTTATACGGGCGCTAATACTTATTTAGAAAAAAGAGATTTAACATTTTTAGAAGAATATATTTCAGCAACTACATCTACTGGAACACCAAAATATTATGCAATGCTAGATACAGGAGCAACTGGAGAAAGTTCATCAAACTCTGGATCTATTATTGTATCACCAACACCGAGTGCAACATTTGCATACAAAATACACTACAATGCAGCGCCAGCATTATTAGAAAATGATGACACTAATTATATTAGTATGAATTTTCCAAACGGTCTGCTATATTGTTGTTTAGCAGAGACCTATGGTTTTTTAAAAGGGCCAGCAGATATGTTAGCTTTGTATGAACAAAAATATCAACAAGAAGTACAAAAATTTGGAGGAGAGCAAATAGGTAGAAGACGAAGAGATGACTATACTGATGGAACAGTTAGAATACCAGTCAACTCACCGACACCTTAAGGATTAAATTATGGCATCAACATTTTCAGATCTTGGTATAGAACTAATGGCAACCGGCGAAAATGCCGGTACATGGGGGACAAAAACTAATACTAATTTACAAATCGTAGAAAAAGCAATCGCTGGTTATGTAGAAAAATCTATTGCTGGCGGTGCGCAAACAACAACTTTATCTATTACAGATGGTGATACAACTGAGTCAACATCTGTTGCAAGACACGCGGTTATAAAATTAACAGGAACTATTACAGGTAATCAAATTGTAACTGTTCCAGATTCAATTGAAAAAGTTTATATTGTGGTAAACGGAACGTCAGGTTCTTTTACTGTTCAATTTAAAACTGCATCAGGTACTGGTGTAACTTTTGGTGCATCTGATAAAAGCACAAAATTACTTTTTTCTGATGGAACAAATATAGTAGACACTAATTTTAGTGGAGCAACAGATTTAGACGGTGGAACTTTAACTCTTGATGCTGATGCAGACACAACTATTACAGCAGATACAGACGATCAAATTGATATTGCAATTGCTGGTGCAGACGATTTTAGATTTACAGCGAATACTTTTACAGCTTTATCTGGTAGTAGTGTGGTCATACCAGACGGTGGCCTTACTTTAGGAAGCATTCTCTCCTTCAGTATCTGGTGATGATATTACAATGGGCACTAACACTGCAGGTAATTTATTAATTGCAGATGGTACAAACTTTAATTCTGTAGCAGTAGGTTCATTATCAGAAATATCTACAGTTGCTAATGATGACGTATTCTTAGCAGTTGATACTTCAGGTGGTGGTCTTAAAAAAATCGCAAGATCAGCCATTGTATCTGGGCTTGCTTCATCAGCAGCTATATCAAATGTTGTAGAAGATACAACTCCACAATTAGGTGGTGATTTAGATGTTAATGGTAATGGTTTAGTATCGACATCAAATGGTAATATTGCTTTAACACCAAATGGAACGGGTGTTGTTAGAATTGATGGATCTAATGGTATTGATATAGAATCAGGTGCTATATCAATAAAAAACTCTGGCTCTGAATCTTACGTAAGATTTTATTGTGAATCTAGTAACGCACATTACACACAACTACAAGCAGCACCTCATTCAGCTTATTCTGGTAGTCCAACTGTAGTTTTACCCGCAAGTGCAGACACTTTAGTTGGTAGAGCTACTACAGATACCCTAACAAATAAAACTTTAACTACACCTGTTATTGCAGAAATAGATAACTCTAGTAATATTACATTAGATGCTGGCGCTGATATTATTTTAGATGCAGGTGGAGCAGATGTCACACTTAAAGATGATGGCACAACTTTCGGTAGTTTAACAAATTCTGGTGGAGAACTTGTAATTAAATCAGGATCTACACCTACAACCGCTATGACATTTAGTGGTGCTAATGTAACTTTTGCAGGGACAGTGACTATTGGATCTGCAGGTATATCAGAAGCAGAATTAGAAATACTAGATGGTGCAACTGTAACAACAGATGAGCTAAATATTTTAGATGGTGTAACAGCTACAACATCAGAAATTAATTTAATTGATGGTGGAGCCACAGTTGGAACAACTGCAGTTGCAGATGGTGATGGTATTATACATAACGATGGTGGCACTATGCGTGTTACTAGCGCTGCAACATTTAAAACATACTTTCAATCGGGAATATCAACAGCGTTTGATGATTTAACAACAGGAGATGCAGCAGTTAATGTTGCTACGTCTGCTGGTAATATTACAATTGATGCACAAGGCAATGATACAGATATTATATTTAAAGGAACTGATGATAGTTCTGATATTACTATGCTTACTCTTGATGGTAGTGATGCTGGTTCTGCTACATTTAATGATAAAGTTATTGTTGGAGATGGTAAGTTAGTTCTTAACTCTACAGCAGTTACATCAACTGCAGCAGAACTTAATTTACTAGATGGTGTATCAGGATTAGTACAAGCAGACCTAACAAAATTAGCTGCTATAGACGCTACAGCAGCAGAGCTAAACATAGTTGATGGTGGGACAAGTGCAACTTCTACAACTTTAGTTGATGCAGATAGATTTGTAGTTAATGATAATGGCACTATGGTTCAAGTTGCAGCATCAGATGTTAAAACATATATTGGCGGTGGTACATCTTGGCAATCAGTTAAAACAAGTAATTATACAGCATCAGCAGGCCAAGGTGTTTTTGCAAATACAACTAGTGCATCGTTTACAGTTACACTTCCAGCTTCACCAACTTTAGGAGATGAAGTATCTATTGTAGACTATGCTGGAACATTTGATTCTAACGCATTAACAGTAGGAAGAAACTCATCAAAAATTTTTGGAGCAGATGAAGATTTAACAGTGTCAACAGAAAGAGCAGCATTTACTTTAGTATTTACTGACTCTACTCAAGGTTGGCTATTCAAGAATGATTAATAGGAGTCTAAGTGGCAACTTATAGACAATTAAAAGGTTATAGTGTTAAGACCGTAACAAGTGACCCATCTAATACTCAATTTGGTCAAATTTGGTATAATAGCGTAGCCAAACAAATAAAGTTTACAGGTAACGCTGGAGGTGTTTTTTCTTCTGGTGGTAATTTAAATACAAACAGATGGAACTCTAGAGCAACTGTTGGAACACAGACAGCTGGAATAGTTTATGGTGGTTCAATTTCTACAGGTGATCTTATGGCTGAAACAGAAGAATATAATGGTACTTCATGGACTGAGGTTACTGATATGCCTACTGTGACTACAGGTAATGGTGGCGGTGGAATACAGACAGCAGCTTTTTCTTCTGGTGGAAATACTCCAACTGATACTAGAGAAAACTTTACATTTAATTATGATGGGACTAGTTGGACTTCAAGTGGAGATTTACCTTTTGTTTCAGGACAAGCATCAGCATGTGGAACACAAACAGCAGGAGTTCATTGTGGTGGTACACAAAATCCAGGAAATAACAAAACAAATAAAACAGCTCACTACGATGGTTCATCATGGACTGATAGTGGAAATTTTCCAATAAATTTAGCTTATCACGCAATGGCTGGAACACAAACAGCAGCTTTGCTTGGGATGTATATTAAGTTTGATGGTTCTAGTCCAGATCAATCAAATGAATTTTTTGAATACAATGGTTCATCATGGTCTGCAGCAGGTAATCAAAATAATACTAGATATGCTGGAGCAGCTTTTGGAATTCAAACATCTGCGATAACAGCAGGAGGAGGATCAGCACCAGCAGGACATCAAAACAAAGTTGAATCTTATGATGGAACTTCTTTTACAAATGAAAGCAATATGGTTACTGGTTCTAATTATCTACAGGGCGGTGGAACTTCTGCAGCAGGATTAGCTTTTGGTGGTAGTGGACCAGCAGGTATTGGGCCTAACCAAGCATTAAATAGAACGGAAGAATGGAATGATCCATCTGCTGGAACAAGAACAATGGATGTATCATGACGGATTATAAAACTATACGAGGTAAGAAAATTAAATTTTTTGAAACTGATCTTAATAATGAACAAGCTGAAGGTCAATTATTTTTTAGTGATACTAGTAAAGAAATGAAAATTGCTGTATCCAGTGCTGCTTGGCATTCTGAAGCTCCTATAGTTAGTGGTAGAACAGTTGCACAAGGAGCAACGGGGACTGCTACAGCAGGTTTAATTTGTTTTGGTAATCCAGGAGATGCACCTTATACACTAAATGAAACAGAAGAATATAATGGATCAAGTTGGGCAATAGGCGGAGATACAACACATGCTGCAGCAAACGCTACAGCAGCTGGAACTCAAACAGCAGCTATAGCAATGGGAATATCAGATAGTCCAACAACAGTAACAATAAAATACGATGGTACTAGTTGGACTGATTCTGGCCATGCTTTTCCATCTACAGGTAGTGCTGGTGTAGGTTCAGGGACACAAACCGCCACTTTATATTCTGGACAAGGTAGTGGAACAAATTCTTATGAGTATGATGGATCGTCTTGGACATCAGGTGGGACTATGGCAACTAGTAGGGTTGGAGAGGGCACAGGTTGGGGACCCCAAACATCTGCTTTAATGTGCACTGGAAGAGGCCCTTCAACAGCTTTAACAAGTGCTACTGAAGAATATAATGGAACTTCTTGGACATCTACTAATAATGTAAATGCTGCTAGAAGAAGACTAAGTGCATCACAAAATTCAACTAGTCAAGATAGTGGAATAATATTTGGTGGAAGTCCTACTTCTAATCCTAACGCTGGTACAACAGTTAATACAGAACAATATGATGGATCTTCTTGGACAGAAATTACAAATTTATCAACTGCTAGAAATCATGCTGGTGGAGCTGGAAGTAGCACAAGTGCTTGGGTAGCTGGAAGTAATCCTAACTCTGCATTAACAGAAGAATTTAATATAACAGCTTTAACAGTTACAGCTGCATCATGGGCTAGTGGTGGTAATATGAATACTGCTCGACAAGAAAATTGTGGAATGTCTGGAACAATACCTGCTGCACTTTGTTTTGGTGGATATAATCCAGCATCTAGTCCTAAAGCTACTGCAAATTCAGAAGAATATAATGGTACAAGTTGGACCGAAGGAAATAATTTAGGAACTGCACGATGGGATATTTCAGGTGCAGGATCACAAACAGCTGCTTTAGTTGCAGGTGGAGGAACTCCTGGTTCAACTGCAAATTGTGAAGAATACGATGGAACAAGTTGGGCAGAACAAAATAATTTAAATACTCCAGGTAGAGCAAGAACTAGTGGAACACAAACAGCAGGAATGGTTTCTGGTCGTAAAGATGTTCCAGGTATTACTGTTAATTGTGAAACTTATGATGGTACATCTTGGACAGAGATAGCTAACTTAAACACAGCCAGAGGTGCACCACAACAAGTTGGAGATGATTCTAATGCTTTAAATGCTTCAGGAACACAGGATGGAGTTGGTGGAGTTGTTAATGTATCTAATGTAGAAGAGTGGAATGGCACAGCTTGGACAGAGGTAGCAGATGTATTAGATGACAGTAGATCAGGACAAGGTGCTGGTGATTATAATGACATGATGTTATTAAATGGGTCTGGTGCTACAGCTGGTAACACTCAAATGTGGAATGGCACTTCTTGGTTCACAGGCACATCAACACCTGTCAACGCAGGGTCTGGAGGATCTAATGGGCCTTCTTCAGCAGTTATTCATGCAGGTGGTAATGGAGATAATGATGGCACATTAGAATTTTCAGCTGAAACAACAAGTTTAAATTTAAAAACAATAACAGATAGTTGATTTATGATAGTAATAAGTTATAACAGGAAGGAGGATTAATATGGCACTATTTATATACGGCACAGCAACAAACACAGGTAAAGGATTCTTTACTCATCAAGATAGATTAGACTTTTCTTTAAAAGGATATACAGGTCACGATGGATCTAATTACGTCGATGTTTGGTGTATTGGAAATAATGAAAAAGGAGCTTACTGGTTAGCTGAAAAAAATGGCGTAGAAAAAACTAAATCTGAAGCACAAACTTTAGTTAATGCCGCAGTTACTTTAGCACAAAATGCTTGGGATGCTGAATCTGATGAACACAAAGCACAGTTTAATAGACCAACGGCTATAACAATCCCATAAGGAATTTTAAATGTCCACCTACCAAGAATTAAAAGGATTTTCTCTT